CTTCCCTTGTTAGGTGTTAGAAGAATAAATCTAAAAACCCTAGCCCACCTCTAATAAAAGAGGTGGCCCCCGATCAGTATTATTACTTGATCGGGATCCACCCTCGATTCAGCCTCGTCCTTCGAGAGAAGGACCTGGACGGAACTGAACTACGGCCTGTGCGCTCAAGAGAGCACACGGACTCGAGTATGTGATTCCAATCACAGCGCTTGAGGATATCCTCTTGCGTCTCAAGTCTCCACACGGGACTGTGAAACCACTGATAGTCGCGATGCCAATAGGCATCGTGCCAAACAGCAGCGTCATTAAACGACAACTCGGCAATACCACCATGGTTGACATTATTCGTTAAGAATAATTGCTTCCCGGAGATATTGCTTAGCCGGCGTCGTAACGTGTAGTATGTCGTAGTTGCAGCCTCCTCGTATCCCGCGATGCGCAAGCGCATCGCGATGTCCGAGAGGGACTGCAGATCCGCAACATGTTCGGCATCAACTGTAGTCTTCCAGCGAACCGGAGTGACGTCGATACCATTAAAGGCATCGACACCACAGGACTCACGAAAGGCTCCTCGCCAAAAGGATTTTGTCCTATTGACGAGCAGTCCAAAGCTCTCCAAGTCATCTATGACGTAAGGAGCAACCTCGGAAGGTATGATGATGTCATCACCGAACACAAAAACAGCACCGGGTTGATGAAACCCATGGCGCTGCAATGAAGCAACACATATAGCCCAGAAGACTAGACTCTGAACAGGAAACGTAGTAGCGTTCCCCATGGGAGCGTAGCTATGTAAATCTTCGGTATAATTCCTTACGGACTTATACCTCGGAATCACAAACTTCTGAGCTCGACAACATCCGAAATACTTGTACATATCTCCAAAGAGAGTCTGCACAAGCACGTCAGATATACGGTCGGACGCTTCCTTCATGTCTATCGTGGCATAACGCCTTGATAGACTAGATAGAAGCGATATTCGACCGTTATTTGTCTGATCATCGAAGTGGATATGGCCACAAGGCCACGGCCCCTTTGATGCACGTTGAAGCGAAATAGTTCGCTCCAGTTCGCGACGAACGCCTTGCTGAATCCATATGGCTTCAGCAGGATGAACACATATAAGTCTGGGCCCACGGGTGTCCTTAGGGACAGCAATGAGCTTCGCCTTAATAGTGTCATGTTCTTCAAGACTATCCCAGTGAGCGAGATGATCTCTATTAAGATAGAGAGCAAACCAATCACTGAATGGGTAAATGCATTCCATAGTGGAATACAAATGCCGCCACTTCTCCTTTGAGGTGGTGACAGCACCCGGTCCGTGCGAAGGCCTTAAGGCCTTTGGACGGAACTTGTATAGAACTGATTGAGCATGTCGACGAGCGCTGGCAAGGAGATAGGGGCTTCTTTCTGAAAAAGAAGACCCAAACCTCCCAACAGCATGATTAGTTTCAATAAACGATTGAAACGCAATCTCCGTTTTTTCGTTGTCATGTGTTACTGAGGCCTTATAGCAGAACAGAAGAAGTTGGCGCAAGAGTCGCAGTTGCTTAGCATCCATAACGGATGCTACTGCGATTCTCGCTAACCATCTTGGAAAGCATTCGAGACTGAGTTCACACCCAGTCTCGATACATTCCAGGATATACTTCTCTAGCTTAGGTGCCTCATTTAGACACCATTGCAGCCCTTCATAAGATCCTCGTATTTCAGAGAATCCTGACTGAGAAGCTACATCTGCTAGCAGGCTAATATATGTATGTTCTATAACGTGCATATGCGTGGAATACCATGTAAGCCAGACTGTTCTTATAACTCACCCGCATCTCTCTAAAGAGAGACAGGGGCAAGGCCAGACGATCCTCATATCGAGAAGTATATTACTTCTCGTTATTTAGGATATCTTCGATATGATCGGAATCCGCGACCACTGCCCTAAACGTAGCGACTACAGAGTCGACTTGCGCTTGGGTTGCAGTAGAAGGGATTGCGAAAACGAAGTACGAAGATGTAATAATCTTCGCAACATTCGCATCAATATCGTGCCGATCAACCCGACAGGTGTACCTCTTTCCAGCAACTTTCGTTGTTGAATCGATGTAATCCTGCGACTTGATTACCATGATGTCCGGAGTATTAACTCCTCGCGTCGTGGATTGGCGTTGCGACTCTTCTTTAAGATCGAAAGTCTTCTTGAAGACAATCGAGTTATAGGTCTGGTCAGCATCCATGGTATTTTATGGTTGGTTGTAACAGGTAGTTGTACGATGGATAAAATCCATAAACACAGGATCAAGCGTTGGGACCTTACGGTCTCAGGCGCGAGATCCTGGACAACTCGATAGAGGGCGGAGATAATCTTACGCAGTTCTGGCTTTCGGCCAGAACAACGTAGAATAGGTCGATGTCCTCGGGACAGCCGCATCTAAGAAAGATGGATATTAATCCATTAATCCTAAGTATGGTTGTCGTTTCGAAGTCCTGAGTGGGACACATGGCCATAAAGGCTAGTGTCTCAAGTAGGACTTTCGGAGCTTTCGCTCCACAGCTGTCGAATGTTTCAGTATTCATGATTATTTGATCTGATTACTGTGTACAACTATCCTTCGTCTGATTTCTCAGACATCTACAACTCATTTCGCGCGAATGCCCGTGAGGGCTTGAGCGATCAGAGCAGCCGATATGGCTGCCTGATTTTTTCCGAAATGAGGTCTCCAGGCAGGCAAAATTGCTTGCTTAGAAACAAGAGACCGCTCGTAGTGTTTGAACTCAGCTGAGGCTTGAAACCAATTAAGTGCGCTTCCATTGCACGGACTATAATGTCCGTGCGTGGCAATCGAACCTAAATGGTAGCTACGCGATCGAGTAAAGGAGACAACCTCGTATGGCTTAAAGCCAACGAGCTTGTCCACCGCTCGCAACGCGCCGCTGACATCAATCAGCCAATCAACGACAAAGGAGAAAGGAACTAACTCCCATGCCAGACTAGCAGGTGATGAAGCGAATCTTCCAATGGCGAAATCCAAAAGCTTTGCAGCTCTTGAGTGACCGGCACTGGAGGGTTTAACTACTAATACGTACTTGATGCGACCAGGTTCTATAATCTGACCGTACCAATCCGCAGTATAGATGTAGTATCCATTTACCATGGAATACCCATCCTTATACGGACTTGGTGAGATGGCAAAGTTAAGTGCAGCACTAGTGCTGAACCTACTCGCCTTCTCATCCAAGTGACGTTTAAGCGAGCCCTTGAGCTTAGGCAGATACCTGTGAATCGACATCACGTCCGAAAGGATGGGGGAAACCCCAAACTTCCAGGCAAGATATCCTCCAGAGGCAGTTCTTATCACCCTACGTATGCTACGCCACTGACGTGCCATTTTTGGCAAGCTAGTGACTAAGCTACGAACGGATGGAACTATCTGATTAGCTTCGACTATATTGAGTAGCACGTCAGCCTTAAGCTGATTGGCCGCATCAAGCAAGCGGGATTTTACCGCTTCTTCGTCGATCGGGGCGCTTACATCTGTCCAGTGAGGGGGGAGGCTAGTATCACTACTAACATCCCAACTGAGGTGGCCGTCAGCTAATGATGCCATAGAGGCACATGCTGAATAACCACCATCATTACGGAATACCGTACCAGCCGGACTTGAAGGTATCACAGACGACGTCTGAGCGCATAATGCGTTATAGACGTGCTTGCGATGCAAACAAGAATGGCTGAGACCCTTACCGAGACTATCACGCATGCGTTCTTTAACGAATGCCTGCGTGAACGTCGCTGACGGCACTGCCGTCGTGCCAACGATAGGTGCTTGGCCACATAGAGTCGTAGTAATAGGACTCGTGTTGGCAAAGAACTGACGTTGGACCAGCCCAGTAGTTTTGTTTCTAGTTCTCATCAGAGATCAAAGATCC